CAAGTAAACTCACCTATTAATTAGCAAATCTGTTATACTTTGCTAACACAGTTATGATTTGACGAGGAGAAAACTTATCCCTAAAACCCCGTATAACTCTCTGATGGATACTTATATCCTTGATCAGTTTTAACCTTGTACTTGACTTAATTGGGAATAGTTTTTTAAAACTTCTGTACTGAAGTTACTTCTTAGTTCTTGCTCTTAGAACAGCCCTTCTATCTTTTCTATTAGTGATGGGTATTTGTCTTCTTATTCCACCAGTAAAATAAGCTAATCTTTCTTTCTGATATTGTTCTTCAGTTAATCCTTTAGGTCTAGTTATTTTCATCATTCTCTTGGTTTAGTTATTCCTTTACATCCATTTTTACATTTGTGAGCTGGATTTGTACAAGTATCACACCAAAGGTTCTTCTGGTTTGTATCCTTGATTATCTCTATCGAGTTTTTCACGTTGGAGTCTTTTATAAAACTTTTCTTTTTCTTCCCCATGTATTTCTTTATGTCTTCTTATTACTTCATCTCTTAACCTTTCTCTATAACTTTTAACTCCAAATAAGCCAAGATACTTTAATCTAACTGAGAATTTTTTATCATCTCTCATTGTCTTAGCTACAAACTCAAGTTCATGTCTACAAACTTTCTCTATAACAGTATAAGGTATCTTGTATTTTTCAGATAAGATTTTATATAGTTTATCATGAACACTTAGATTATTAGACATAATTAATAATCATTAAGTTTTCACCTTCTATCTGTTTACGTAAAGCAAGTAACTTATCATAATCTATCTTGATTACAAAATCCATATCTAACATATGAATATTACAGTAACCTGGATGAACAAAACTTTTATGATGTATATCTATACAACATGGATCAAAACAAAAACGAGCATGTAGATATTCAGGAATGTTTTTAGGAATCTTTTTAGTAAATCCCATTGTATCCTTTAACTTTTCATTCTCTTTTACAAGATTATCATACTCTGGATTATGAACTAAGATATTACATTCTACTATCATAAGG